GCCAGATTGTTATTGCATTGATGCGGCAACCTTCGTTGGGTTAAAGGTTAAACCTAACTTCGTGGAGCGCGGTCAAAGAGGCGTTAACTTTCTGAGTAGATACTACACAGGTGATGTGTGGTGGGGCGACTTAAATAGTTGCTGTGATATCAGAAGACAATTATCCAAGTTCCATGTGACAAGGGCCAGTGCTATTTCCGCCATTAAGAAACTTAAGGAGAAATGTATGAGCTATGCGCTTAGCGATCCAAACACCCCCATTATCGGCATATTCTGTAGACACGTTCTACGGCGACTTAAAGTTGAGATTGCCGATATGGGCGAGGAAGAAACGTTGCTGGACGCGTATGGACTCCGTAGTCGGGCAAGTATTGCTACTAAATCTGAGCAATACCCCAATGAATTTTGCGATGACTTCCTTGAGTTATTACGAGAGCAAATACCAGATATTAACATTAACGTCTTCATTGATTTCATGGACACTAATCCAAGTCCTGAAGAATGTTTGCGCGTTCCGTTATTGGTCCCTTTGCCAGAGATTGAAGTTCCAGAGAACTGCTATGTAACCAATCATGAAGCGGGTCAGGAACAGGAAACAAAAGTGGTGGATCAACAAGCCCCGGACCCTGAGGTGAAGAAGAAGAAGAATAAGCGTTACCGAGGAGGAAAGAAGGTAAAGGCGAAGAAACAAAATAAATCCAACGGTGCCACTCAAGCACCTCCTGCAAGTACGGCGACTTCAGTGTCCGCCGGAAATGTCTGAGAACCACCCGGCCAGTGGTGTTGGTAAAACCACATTTCGCAATTTACCAAACATTAACGCACAAAGATGCCACCCAAATCCAAGCCAAAAACCTCAAAACCCAAACCAAGACGAGTTCGATACCGTGACTTGGACTTCGACGAGAAAATCAGAAGACTTAACGCCGGAGTCACAGTCGCAGAAGGAATTACGCATGCTCTCGGAAACCTTATACCTAGCAGAAGCAACTTACCAGTCGCGAAGGCTGCACCTACTAGCGGGACTAGTATGGTCGCCGTGCCGCACACCGGTGTCCCCGGCATGCAAGTCTCGGCCCCAGCCGCTCAAGGTTACGTTTTCGAGAACAGGCCGACTGCAGCTCGAACCTGTCGTATTAAGCACAGAGAACTCATTGGGCTCCTTGAAACAACAGGAGCTGGAGAGTTCGAAATAATATATAATCAACCACTAAACCCTGGGAATCCTTCCGCCTTCCCTTGGTTGTCTGGGATCTCATGTAATTGGGAACAATTTCGTTTTAGGAAACTTCATTTCTACTACGAGCCCAGCGTAGGCACAAATTCGGACGGAAGCGTTTACACTGTGTTGGATTACAACGTCCAAGATGATGAACCAACCGACGCCATAGAACTAATGACCTATGAAGGTGCTAAGAAATCACCTGTATGGTTAATGATGGACTATCCTGTCGAGACTAAGCTTTTGAATCAATCGAAAGCATATTATACCATCAAAGGCGTAAATAATTTACCTCCACAGTCTGATCCTAAATCCTACTACCCGGGTAGGATTTACGTAGCCTCTGCAGGAACAGAA